TAAGTGGTAGTGGGGGTGGTACAATACCTGCAGGAACCGTAAGTGGTTCAGCACAAATAACTTCATTTGGATTTGTAAGTGGAAGTTTTGAAACAACTGGTAGAGGTATTTTAAGTGGTAGTATTTCATATACCAATTTAACAAATATACCAACTGATTTAGTATCGGGTTCATCACAATTAACAAGTTCATTTGATGGTAGATATGAATCACAAGGTAGAGGAATAATAAGTTCTTCTCAACAACTACCAGCTGAATTAGTTAGTGGGTCATCTCAAATTGATATAACTCAAACTACAAATTTTACCCAGTTTTCTTCTTCACTTTCTGCTTCTATAGCAGCAGGTACTAACGAACAAAATATTTCTAACTTTGCACTAATTAGTGGTGGAAATGAATTTATAGGTAATCAAACTATAACTGGTTCGTTTTTAGTATCTGGTTCAACTACTCAAATAGGTAATAACACTTTAATTGGTACAACTCAATTAAGTGGTTCAATTGCAATTAGTGGTTCAACCGAGTTTGGTGGAGATTTATTTCCAAAGGAAGCAAGAGGAGCAACGTTAGGAACATTAGAAAGACCATTTAGAGATATATTCTTACAATCTGCATCAATTAACATTGCATCAGATATACCTGGTGGAAGGGGTGCATCTATATCAAACGCAGATGGTAATGTAACAATTCAGGCAGCAGGTTTCCAATTAAAAACTGGTTCATTTGTACCATTTGAAATTTCCGAAACTGCAAGAGTTCAAATAAAAGTACCAAATATTCCTGCTGGAGATATTGGGGCATTTAGTATTATTGGTAATGCAAGTGGTTCGTATCAACCCGTAACCAATGCCGGAGGATTGCTACATTTAACAAGTAATGATGGAGTAAGTTCCAGAATTACATCCGATGCATTTGGAACTACTGCATTTGCTGCGTATGTAGGACGAAAAGCAAGAGGAACTGCTGCTAATCCATTACCAGTACAATCTAATGACATACTCACTAGAATTAGTGCTATTGGATGGACGGGACCCGAATATGGATTTACAATGTCATCTAGTTTATCAACTGCACCAACATCAATTGATGTAATTGCACTTGAAAATTTTACAACTTCTAGTTTTGGTACTGCGTATAGATTATTTAACACACCAATAGGGAATACTACACGAGTATTATCTGCACAAATAGATACAAGTGGTTTATTTGTAAGTGGAACATTCACATCTTCATTATCACAAGGACACATTTGGGTTGGTGATGGTAATGATAGAACGAAGTTATTTTCAACTTCTTCATTTGCAACAACTGGTTCAAATGTATTTAGTGGTTCACAAGGTATTAGCGGGTCTCTATATGTGAGTGAATCATTATATGTGACTAATGAGATATACTTAAATGGTAATAAACTATTTAACTACGCACAATTTAGTGATACAACTACACAATCTGGTTCTGCAAATACTGCTTACTCAATGAAGTTTAACACTACGGATATATCACATAATATTTCAATGGTTAGTGGTAGTAGAATAACAGTCCAAAATACTGGAATATATAATTTACAATTTAGTGCACAACTAGATAATCATTCAAATACAAATGAGGTAGTAGATATCTGGCTTGCAGTTACTGGTTCAAATATTCCAAATTCAACTACAACGGTTGCAATCAATAAAGCACAAGCTGGAAACATTGGTAAATTAGTAGCTGCATGGAATTATATGGTACCTCTTTCTTCATCACAATATGTGGAATTGAAATGGAATACTCATGGTGGAAATATCATATTACTATCAACTGGTTCTCAATCAAATCCAGATAGACCAGCAACACCATCGGTTATTGCAACGATTACCCAAATCGCGTAACAATTTGGTAAATTGATAAAAAATGTGTATATTTGTAATTACACAAAAAATAAACTAAAATGGAATACTTAAAACTCATACACGAATTAATTCACGAACTTTCATATAGAGTTGGTGTACCTGATTTGAAAAAAAAGGAACACCAAGCTATCATATCCGAAATCCTTACCGAGTGGGGTAAGATTGAAGAGAAATATCGTATAATGAGTTTTTTAACTGAAGCCCCTGCATCTGATGCTCAAGGCGAAGATTCGGCGTATACTCACATTGGTAGAGGTATTTATGTTCGTAGAGGAGATGAAGGAAAACCATCTGCTCAGAAGTACAAACAAAGTGCTTCAGGTCAATTACAACCAATATCCCAAGATGAGTATGACCAAATGAAGGGAGACCAAGGAGCAGAAGGAGAGGAGGCAGCTGCTCAAGCTAATGCACAAACGGCAGCACAAGCTGGAGGAGGACAACCTGAAAAACCTGAAACTGGTCAATCATTAAGTGCACCTGAATATCAAGACCAGATTAATAAAGAAAAAGAAGTACAAAACCAGATTGAAAAGGAAAAGGCATCAAAAACTACTCCTGTCAAAAAAACTCCTGAAGAATTAGAAGCCAATGATAAATCTAAAGTACAGACCCAAATACTAATGACTCAAGCAGAAGCAGAACAATCCCAAGAAGGAGTTGGTCTTGGCACTGCTGAATCAAGAACTGGTGAATCTGTTACCGTGTATGCAGGACAGAAAATTCAAGAGTTAATGAAATCTGGTAAATCTTATGAAGAGGCTAGAGATGAAGTTGAAACATACCTATTGACTATTGCAAATAACAAAGATTATGTTCTAACCAAAGAATGGGTTAAATCGGGGTTAGCGGTATTTGATTATATGAATGATACTATTGGTATAGATAATATTGAACATTTTGCATGGGATACACCAGATGGTAATGAATTAGTAGGTTCAACTGGGCATGGTACTTCTGCTGATATGTTCGTAAAAACAGATGATGGTGGTATTATTGGTGTTTCTTTGAAAAAAGACTTTAAAGTATTCATCGTTAATGGTGGTTATGGAAAAGCCATGAAAGAGTTTGAACAAAAAGTAGGAGTAAACCTACCTGAAAATTGTCAGACCTCTAACTACACAAAAAGAAGAGACGATGAATATAATACAGGTAAGGAAACCGTAAAATCAAATAGAAAGGATTTTGAAGAGGCTGCTCAAAGACTACTAGATGATGAAGAGTATTTTAACAAAGTATTTGGTCCAAAAGCACAATCTTTTGAAAAACGAAAAAGGTATATTGAGAAGAAGTTGGGAATATCTAATTGGAAAGACGCAACTCCTCAACAACTAGTTGATCTTTTAATAAATGAAAACAAAAAATCAACTGGTGATGATTTAAAATTCTTTGCTGCATTTAATAAAGAAAGCGGTGTTAAAGAAAAATTTGGTATATATCCAAAACTTCGTAATTTGGATAATGAGATGACTGAAAATATCTTTAATTTCTTTCAAGGAAGTGAATCTGCAAAATCAAAATACAAAGAAAAAATTATAGAAGATACTCATATTTTAGATACTCTTTTTCCAAATCCACCATTAACTGATTTTAAAACTATATTTGGAACCGATCCTGCAGTAGAAATGACACGAGAGGCAGTTGGTAGTATTTTTGGAGTTTCTGATTTGATGAAAGAATATGAGAATGCCAAAACAGATGATGAGAAAAAGGCTATACGAGAACAAATAGAAAATGAAATCAAGAGAAAATTGGTAATCACTAAGAAAAAAGGTGTACCTGTTATAGCAATTAACTTAGATGGGCCACCTCAATCAGAACTTCCTTTATATAAATTAGGAGTTAGAACTCGTGGAATTGGAAACGCACAAACTCTTGAAGTTTCACAAGAAACTTTTGGTTCTCTTGCTCTAAAAAATGGTAATACAAATGTTTCAGAATGGAGTGATAAAGATAGAAGAACCGTTGTAGAACAAGAATCAAAAGATATGTTGGCTCTTTTTGAGGATGAGGATTTTGATATTTCGGATTTATCTCCAGAAGAAATGCAAGATTTTAAAGAAAGAATTGTATTGTTAAAAACCTGGTATCCTAAATCACCAACTCTTAAAAAACTAGGTCAGTATATAGAATAACTCTTTCCAAACAAAAAATTATATTTATATACAAATATAATTAAGGAGAGATTACATGCAAACACAACTTTTATGTACCTTTACATCAAAGGATGAGTTACAAAATACATTACAGAGAATTAGAGAAACTTATTATTTAGTATATAATTACATTTATGTTCTTCAAAATAAATCAAATTTAGAGGAACTATTTATTACATACAATATCGATACTCAATATAAACCTACATATCCGCTTCGTGACACGATTTTGGTACATAGGAAAAAACAATCAAATACCCTATACACTATAAATTCATTGAATGAATTGGTAAAGGAACTGAATGGTGGTAAGCTAGATAAAAACTTTACTATTGATTGGGATATGTTTAAGAATTGTATCATAGTAACTAATACCGAAGGTGTAAAGAAAATCAGTACTCGTGTGTATGAAGTAATTGAATTTTCTGAAAAATAATTCCAAAAGTACTTGTTTTTTCCGATATTTTTTCGTACATTTATGTTGAAGGTTGATGAGATTATCAACCACCACTTAAAACTTAAACGATATGGAAATCCAAGATTTAGTAGGAAAATTTGTTAGTGTTGTTGTTTCGGTAAATGGTAAAACTGCCTCTATGGAACTTAAAGTTTGTAAGGCAAATTCTCGTAGTGTTCTATTCATTGAAATAGATAAACCGAATCGTAAAAATATTTTTCGTAAAGTATCTCCTAAAGATATTGAAAAAGTAGATGATACTTTTGTAAAAATGAAAGATGGAGTGGTACTTTCCAAAAACAAGTGGGAATCGGATTGGGACTCAATCGGACAACCCTCACAGATGACCGTAACCCAACGAATCATCCCCCATTATAGTAATCACTCTAAAGGATGGTCACAAAAAGCAAGTTGGTATAGAGCAAATTCTCAATTTCGTTCAACAACTAATAATCCAATAAGTGGATTCCCCATGGTATAATTTGGATAAGTGAAAATAATTTCGTATATTTGTAAAACCTTAAAAGATAAAAGTTATGTTTAATGAAGAAGTATTTTGGAAAGAGAGTTTCACCGATGGTGAGGCCAAAGGTGGATTTTTTGTTAGAGCAGTAGATTTGAAAAAGTTTTTAGAATCAGTAGAGAATGCTGACCACGGTGGTGAAGTTGTAGGACTTCGTTTTAGTGATAATAATTTGGAAGTAATTGTACAACCTAAAAAATAAAAAAGTTATGGGATTAGATATGTATTTATCAAAAAAGACTTATGTTAAACAATGGGAACACCAGTCTCCCGAAGAAACATATAATGTAGTGGTTACTCAAGGTGGAAATTCAATAAACCACATTCAACCTAACCGAGTAAGTTATGTTGAGGAACAAATTGGGTATTGGCGAAAGGCAAATGCAATCCACAAATGGTTCGTAGATAATGTTCAAGGTGGTAATGATAATTGTGGTACATACTATGTTGATATTGATGATTTGATGAACCTATTAAATCTATGCAAGGAAGTGAAAGCCAACCCAGAAAAGGCAGAAGAACTTCTACCACCACAAAGTGGATTCTTTTTTGGTGATGTATCTATTGACCAATATTACTTTCATGATATAGACCATACAATTGAAACCCTTGAAGGTGCTCTATCCGAAAAAGTTTTTGATAAAAATGGTAGACAATATTATCCAGCTGATTTTTACTATCACTCCTCATGGTAATGAAAAAATTTGAAGATTTAGAATTTAGAATGATTCCAGGTACAAATGGAGGTATCCATGCTACTATGGATTTTGAAAATGGATTTGGAGTGAGTGTAGTACAATCTCCTCACTCGTATGGTGGTAATAGGGGATTGTATGAATTGGCCGTATTTAAGGATGGTGATATTCATTACGATAACCCAGTTGCCAAAGGTGATGTGGTAGGTTATTTAAGACCTGAAGATGTAACTGATGCGATGTTGGTAATCCAAAAATTTTGATATGAAAACCGAAACGGATATTTTTATTGAAATTTCGAGTTTAGAACTTGAATTGTCAAAAGAAATGAAACAAGATATCTTACATGATATTAATATATTAAGAATACAAACTAAAATTGATACCTTAAAATGGGTATTGGAAAAATAAATTATGGAAAGAAAGGTTATAAAACAAGAAACAAAAAAGAATATTCAACTAAATATTCTACCAAAAGAAGACGAGATTCGAGTAGTACAATACGATGAACCAGAGGTAGTCAAACAAGTTGAAGAAATGTATCCCGAAATGACTGATGAGTTCAAAGCAATCATGTTTACTCAATATGAGTTGTTTTGTAAAAAACAATTAAACTATGGTCCTAGTAATATTTCGGTAGGAACTTCGTTAGAAACCAACGATGACATTAAACTTTCACTAACAGGATTGTGGTTCCGAATGAACGATAAAATCAATAGACTAAAACAATTAGTAGTATTTGGCCAACCTGATAAAGTGGGTGAGAGTATTAATGATACCTACCAAGATTTATCAGTATATGGTATCATTGCCCAAATCGTGAGTAATAAAAAATGGGCAAAATAGTAGGTAATATCAACTATTTTTCGTATCTTTGTAATTCCAAAAAACTTATACGAAAATCGGTAAATCGTATATTTATAAGTACACACCGCGAGTAGGAAAGACTCGTAAATAAAACCATAAAACAAATTAATTAATTAACACTAAAAACTTAAAGAAGATGGCACTAGACATTAATGCAATCAGAGGCAGACTGAATAAACTGCAAAACACACAGAAGAAAACCGATGCATTGTGGAAACCCACACCCGGTAAACATCAAGTTCGTATTGTTCCTTACAAATTCAACAAAGACAATCCATTTATCGAACTTTACTTTCACTACAACATTAATAACAAAACTTATCTTTCACCAATGTCTTTCGGCAGACCTGACCCAATTGTTGAGTTTGCAGAGAAACTAAAAAGAATGGGTGATAAGGAGGATTGGAAGGCAGCCAAGGCTATGGAACCAAAGTTGAGAACTTTCGTACCTATTATTGTTCGTGGTGAAGAAGGTGAAGGAGTTCGTTTTTGGGGATTTGGCAAGACCGTATATCAAGAAATCCTTGGATATATTGCAGACCCTGATTATGGTGATATTACCGACCCAACTTCAGGTAGAGACTTGACCGTAGAATATATTTCTGCAGAAGATGCAGGAACATCGTATCCAACAACAACTCTTAGAGTTAAACCTAACCAATCACTAATTTCAGAAAATCCAGATAAGGCAAAATCATTCCTTGATGAACAAACTGCGATTACTGAATTGTACCAAGAACTTTCTTATGATGAATTGAAGAATGTATTGGAAAGTTGGTTAGACCCTACAAAGGTAGCACAGAGTACAACTGAAAAATCAGTAACACAAGAAACACTTTCTACTAACAAATCAGTATCTCATGATATGGGTGGTCTAGTAGAAACACCAAAAGTTTCCAAATCAACCTCCGATGTAGAGGCTGCATTTGATGACCTTTTTAACTCGTAATTAAAACTTATTTATGGCAAAAAAACAAGAATTGGATTTAGCAGATATCCTAGCGGGTGAACTAAATAAACATTCCAAAGACCAGAAGGTAGCATTCTTCTTGGATGAAGATGAAGCCCCTACTAATGTAGATGGTTGGGTATCTACTGGATGTGCAATGTTGGATGTTGCAATTTCTAACCGCCCTTATGGTGGATTGCCAGTTGGTAGAATAGTTGAAGTAACTGGATTAGAACAATCAGGTAAATCACTATTATCCGCACACCTCCTAGCCGAAACTCAAAAGTTGGGAGGTGTAGCGGTACTAATCGATACAGAAACTGCAGTAAGTAGAGAATTTTTAGAAGCAATCGGTGTGGATATTTCTAAATTACTCTATGTATCAGCAGATTCAGTAGAACAAATCTTTGATTTTACCGAAACCATTATTGAAAAGGTTAGGGAAACTTCTAAAGATAGATTAGTAACTATTGTAACTGACTCTGTTGCTGCTGCTTCATCAAAAGCAGAACTTGCATCGGATTATGGTAAAGATGGTTATGCTACCGATAAGGCTATTATCATATCAAAGGCGATGAGAAAGATTACCAACATGATTGGTAGACAGAAAATTCTTTTGGTTTACACAAATCAATTAAGACAGAAGATGAATGCAATGCCATTTGGTGACCCTTGGACTACAAGTGGTGGTAAGGCACTAGCATTCCACGCCTCTGTTAGATTGAGATTGAAAGGAACTGGTCAAATTAAAATGAAGGTTGGTGGACAAGATAAAATTGTGGGGATGAAGGTTCGTGCTCAAGTAGTGAAGAATCGTATGGGCCCACCACTTCGTTCAACTGATTTTGAAATTTATTTTGATAGAGGAATTGATAACTACGGTTCGTGGTTAGGTGTAATGAAGGAGAACAAGGTAGTTAAACAGGCAGGTGCATGGTACACTTATGTAGATACTGAAACTGGTGAAGAAGTAAAATTTCAATCAAAAGATTTCATCCAACTGATGGAAGAAAGACTTGATTTGAAAGAGCAGATTTACAAGAAAATTTGTGAAGAAACAATTTTACAATATAAATCAGATACACTAGATATTGACAACATGGAAATTACCATGGGTGGGGAAGGAATGGATGATTAACTTAAAACTTGAAATAATGAATAAGAACTTAATTACAATGTTAAAAACATCTGCAGAGGCTGACAAGGCCAAAGCACTTTTAACCCTTGATTTATTGGGAAACACTGGTGTAGGTATTGGTGACCATTCAACAACTGATTTTTACAATAATGCAGAAGACGCATTAAAGATGTTAGTGGATGCAGATGATAGATTAAAAGCACTTGATAAATATTTTTCCAAATAAATAATGAAGGAACTCTACAAAAACATTTTGAATTCGGTTGAAACAGAACGAACCCAAAATATCGATAAACACAAAAATTCTCGTGTTCTAATTATCGATGGGTTAAATACATTTATCAGATGTTGGACATCCATTCCTACAATGAATGATGATGGAGACCATGTTGGTGGTGTGGTAGGTGTATTAAAGTCAATAGGTTACGCAATTCGAATGGTTCAACCAACAAGATGTATTGTAGTATTTGATGGTAAAGGTGGCTCTCAGACTCGTAAAAAACAATTTGAGGGATATAAGGCACAACGAGAAGGAAATCAACTCAGAGTAAATCGGGCATATGCAGGTATGATGAATGATGAAGATGAAAAGGAATCCATGAAACGCCAATTCGTTTGGTTAAATGAGGTTCTGAATTATCTTCCTGTTACAACGATGATTTATGATGGAGTAGAAGCCGATGATGTTATGGCTTATATTACAACTCAATTGTTAAAAGAGGATGAACAAGCGGTGGTCATGTCAACTGATAAGGATTTCCTGCAATTAGTTGATGATAAGACCATCGTTTGGTCACCAACCAAAAAGAAAATTTATAATAAAAAGGCGGTAAGAGAAGAATATGGAATTGAATCAGAGAATATTCTTTTATACCGAATCTTAGATGGAGATTCATCTGACAATATACCAGGTGTATATGGGTGTGGTATTAAAACCTTAATCAAAAGATTTCCCGAAATAACCGAACAAAAAGAAGTATCCGTAGAAGATTTGTTTAACTTATGTGAAACTAAAAAGGTAGAAACAAAAGGTAAGATTAAGTTATATAATGATATTCTTGAAGCAAAAGATCAAATCCTCATGAATCAAAAACTTATGCAACTAAAAGATGTTGATATAAGTGGAGTAATCAAGATGCAGGTTTTGGATAGATTTAACCAAGAAATCAGACCTTTAAACAAAATTGATTTTCTCAAAATACTTCTAAAATATAAAGTAGTTAATAATTTCGGTGATATTAACGATTGGACAAAGGGAACATTTGGAAACTTCATAACCGATTAAACAAATATGGAAATAAACTTAGTAGATATATTAGATGCAGCAGAATATGCAAGTGCACTAAAACCAGATGGTCCTGATGGTGACCCTGATTTTTATGATAATGCAATTATTGGAATTACCGATGAAGGTAGATTAGTTTATGGAAAAGAACTAATGGTTATGAAGTTAGAGGAATTTGATGATGAGATGGATTATACCGAGGCCTTTGAATTTTTAGAATATAATTGTTTTTATGCTTATGTGGGAGAAATGACACCACTTTTTATAAACCAATACCTTTAATTCAATTTTACAAAAATAAAATTATTACGGAACTTGTATAATTCATACAATTTTCGTATCTTTGTATAAATTTTACAAACAATGCAGGAAGTAGATACTTTATCAAAATATGGTCAATCATTTCAATCAAAAGTTATATCGGCTTTATTAACCGATAGTAAGTTTTTAGATACTATTTCGGAAATTACAACTACCAAATTTTTTGAAAGTGAAGCAAATAAATGGATTGTTGCAGAAATACTTGATTATCACAAAGAATATAGGAAAAATCCAACCCTTGATGTATTCAAATCTCAGCTATCCAAGGTGGATAATGATGTTTTAAAGAAAACGGTAGTTGACCAATTAAAACACATTTATACTCAAGTTGGTAATGTTGATATGGATTATATCAAAAATGAATTTACCGATTTTTGTAAAAACCAAAATCTTAAAAATGTAATCCTTCAATCAGTTGATTTACTCAAGGCTGGTTCTTATGATAGAATCAAAGAATTGGTTGATAAGGCAATGAAAGTTGGTGTTGAGAATGATTTAGGACATGATTATCTAATGGATTTTGCCGAACGCTCAACTGATGAGAAAAGGGATACCGTTCTAACTGATTGGAAACCTATAAACGATTTGATGGATGGTGGATTAGGTCCAGGTGAATTAGGAGTAGTAGTTGCTCCATCGGGTGTTGGTAAAACTTGGATTCTAACGGCACTTGGTGCATCCGCAGTAAGACAAGGCCTTTCGGTAGTTCATTATACAATGGAATTATCCGAACACTATGTAGGTGCACGATACGATACGGTTTTTACCCATATCCCATCTGCTCAGTTAAAAGAAAAAACAGAGGAAGTTTACCAAAAGATTAAAGGTCTTCGTGGTAAATTACTTATCAAGTATTATCCACCAAAAGGTGTTAGTGTTAAAAAACTACAAGCACATATTGAAAAGATGATTGCTAGTGGTAATAAACCTGATTTGATTATTGTGGATTACGCCGATTTGTTATTATCTCATTCAAACAAAACCGATTCTACTTACGCCGAACAAGGTGGGGTGTATATTGACCTCCGTGGTATGGGTGGTGAGTTGGGAATCCCTGTATGGACAGCATCTCAGACCAATCGTTCAGCAATTGATAGTGAGGTTATTGAAGCAGATAAAATCGCAGATTCATACGCTAAAGTAATGAATGCAGATTTTATTATGAGTTGGAGTAGAAAGAGTAAAGATAAACTAAATAACACTGCTCGTTGCCATGTGATGAAAAACCGATTCGGACAAGATGGAATTACTTTCCCTTGTAAGATGGATACTAATACGGGTTTTATTGAAGTATATGAAGGAAATACTCCAGATGGTATTCTCGCAACCAAAGAAGCAGCAAGTGGCCAATTAGAAACAAAACAACTACTTCACAAAAAGTATGTTGAAAACATGGGATAAGTTATGAAATTCTTATAAGTTTTTTATGTTTTGTATTATTTCCTTATATTTATCCATAAATAACATTATTAAAACTAATATTTAAGGAAAAAATATGGGAGATAAGAGAAAAGAATACAACACTAGTTGGGAAAACTTAAAGAAAGGTCCAAAGATTATTAGTGAAAATGCAATTGAAAAATCAATATACAAAACTTGTCTATGTTGTGGAAATGAGATTAGAGTTCCAAAATCATTATATAATAGAAAAAAGTTTTGTTCATTAGAATGTAAAAACCAAGGTCAATCCAAAGGTCTAACTGCTCCTATGAGAAAAGGAACTGGTATGAATAAAGACCGAAAAATACTCTCTGGGAAGTATGATAGATACAAAAAAAGAGATGGTGAGTTAGATTTTACAAGAGAAGAGTTTTATGAATGGATGGAAACTAGTTCTTGTTATTATTGTGGTAGTGATGAAACACATACTCTTGGATTGGATAGAATAGATAATGATAAAGGACATAATAAGGATAATGTAGTTGTTGCTTGTGAGTTATGTAATACAACAAAAGGACATAGATTTACAATAGAACAAATGAAACAAATAGGAAAACTCATAGAAACCTTTGATATGAAAGGTTGGAGAGTTATGAGTGAAAAGTCAATAAATAAAATGAAAGGTTTATGAAACTAATACTTGGCGATTGTATTGAAAAGTTAAAAGAGTTTGATGATAATTCAGTAGATAGTATTGTTACAGACCCTCCATATGGAATCAGCTTTATGTCCAAAGAGTGGGACCATAAAAAAGCCACAACTGAAACCAAATCACAAGTTGTTAAAGGTTTAGGAGCAGGTATGAAAATGACTAGCCTTGCTGATAACATTGAGTTTGAGAAATGGGTAACCGAATGGTCTATGGAATGTTACAGAGTTCTAAAACCAGGTGGTTATATGTTGGCATTTGGCGGGAGTAGAATGTATCACCGATTGGCAAGTGGTGTGGAAAATGCTGGATTTGAGATTAGAGATCAAATGATGTGGGTATATGGTAGTGGGTTTCCTAAATCTATGAACTTAGGACATAAGATAGATGAATATCAAGGTTGGGGAACTGCTCTTAAACCTGCACACGAACCAATCGTTATGGGGAGAAAACCTATAAGTGAAAAAACAATAGCAGAAAATGTACTAGAGTGGGGAACTGGTGGAATAAACATAGATGGTTGTAGGATTGAAACTGATGAAGAACTTGGTAGGTTTCAAATAGATGGAAATGGACCACTCTCACCAAAACATGGTTTCAACAATAATAGTATGAGTAATGGTGATAAGTTTATTGAAGGTAATCCAAATGGTAGATTTCCTGCAAACATAATCTTTGATGAAGAAGCTGGTAAGATATTGGATGAACAAATTGAAGGTGGTGCATCTCGTTTCTTTTATTGTCCAAAAACTTCTAAAACTGATAGAAATGAAGGGTTGGAACATTTAGAAGATAAACTAACACAAGGAATGAGAGCCAATGCAGGCCCTGCTTTGGTTGGTGATGATGAAAGTGGTAGAACAACTGCGAAGAACATACATCCAACCGTAAAACCAACTGATTTGATGGCATATCTTATTCGTTTAGTGACACCTAAACGAGGTATAGTTCTTGACCCATTTATGGGTTCTGGTTCTACTGGTAAAGCGGCAGTAAGAGAAGGGATGGATTTTATCGGTATAGAAAGAGAAACTGAATACTTTGAGATTGCTAAATCAAGAATTGAGTCCGAAAAGAAAAAACCAATTATAGTAAAAACACCAACTGGAAAAAAAGTGGAAGTGAGAAAAGAAGTTGAAGAAAAAGTAAATCAGTTTTTCGGATAAGGGTTAAATGGAAATAAAACCAATACATAAAAATACAGCAATACCATTTATACAACAATATCATTATAGTAAAATCTTACCAAGATTGACTAAATGGTATTTGGGGTATTATGATAATAATGAATTGGTTGGTGTTATTACATTAGGTTGGGGAACACAGCCCTTACAAACTATTCAAAAGATATTTTACAAAGATAATATGGTTACTACCGATTATTTTGAAATAGGTAAAATGTGTTTCAGACCTGATAAAAATGGAAGTAACTTTGGTTCTCAGGCCATTAAAGTCCTATTGGATTGGGCTAGAGAAAATACCGATGTTAAATTCATATACACTCTCGCCGATGGTATTATGGGAAAATGTGGATTTGTGTATCAAGCATCAAACTTCCGATACATTGGTAGTTTCAAAACCGATGTTTATATGGATAGGGTAAGTGGTGAAAAGATACATCCTCGGAGTGCTAAACAATTATGTAAAGAAAACGCAGAATGGAAGGGTGTAGAGAAAGTATTCTGGCTAACACACGATTTTTGTGATTACAAAGGGATTGATAGAATTCGTGGATTGATGTTTAGATACATTTATCCCTTATCAAAATCATCCAAGAACATTTTGAAAAAATACGATGAATACAATGGGTTGAAAAATCCAAAAGAAATAGATTTACTTTTTGAAAAAAGAGTAAAACTTGGTGGGTATGAGAAGATTAAAAAACCAGACTTTAATATGAATGTGTTTAATCACAACTTTCAAAAATATGAAGAAAATTCAAAAATTAACGAGTTTTTTGATTTCAAAAATTAGTTAAGAAAATTTTTAAAAATTGTGACTGATTTTCTAATATATACTATAATTATACTCACCTACCTAAAGAGGTGGTAGTAATAAAAAACAATGTTTAACTAAAAAAAATTATTTATGGCAAATTCACAAGAATTGTTTGAGCAAATGAAAGAATTATTTACTCAATTTGAAACTGAACACAACGGAACTACTAAGGCCGCTAAATCAAGAGCTAGAAAAGCTATCGGCGAATTGAAAAAACTAGTAACCGAATACAGAAAAGTATCAGTAGAAGAAACAAAATAAAATCATCCAAAATACCATGAGTAAATTATTTCAAGAAAGAATTCCGTTCAAACCATTTGAATATCCAGATTACTATACCGAAGGTTGGTTAAAACAAATGCAAGCATTTTGGTTACATACCGAAATACCTATGCAGATGGATGTGAAAGATTGGAATGAAAACCTAACCAAAGAAGAAAAACATTTGGTTGGAAACATTCTTTTAGGATTTGCTCAGACCGAATGTGCAGTAAGTGATTATTGGACAGGGATGGTTACCAAGTGGTTTCCAAAACATGAAATCAAACAAATGGCAATGGCTTTTGGTTCACAAGAAACAATCCATTCGGTTGCTTATTCATATCTTAATGAAACACTTGGATTAGATGACTTCGCTGGGTTTATGCACGATGAAGTCATGAAAGAACGATTTGAACTTCTTACCAACACTACTGCAGATTGGACACCAAATGATTTGGATACTAATCACAAAGCTAGAGTTGAAGTTGCTCGTTCACTTGCTATATTTTCTGCATTCGCAGAGGGTGTAGCTCTATACTCCTCATTTGCTGTCCTATATTCTTTCCAAATGAGAAATCTATTGAAAGGAATTGGCCAGCAAATGAAGTGGAGTGTAAGAGATGAATCACTTCACTCAAAGATGGGATGTCAATTATTCCGTCATATGTGTGAGGAGTTTCCAGAACTATTGGATGAGGCAAAACCTGCAATTTATGAGGCAGCAAGAATCATTAGATATTTGGAACACAAATTTATTGATAAAATTTTTGAAATGGGTGATTTTGAAAATCTAAAAAAGTATGACCTAAAAGAATTCATTACCAATCTAGTTAATGAAAAATTAGCAGAGTTGGGATATACACCAACCAAAG